GAAGTCGCAGAGCATCAGTTACATAGACCATCTGAAACTCTTTGTTCATACGGCTGATGTAAGTCATATCACGCTCGAACGCATCAGGCACAGTAGTCATAGACAACGCCGTAGCTACTGCAAACATAACGGCAGGCTCGGTTGGTATCTCTACTTTGTCAGGTGCGAGCCTAATCGAATCAACGCTAGGCATCTTATCCATAAGGTCTCTCGCGGCACACCACTCGGCAGCAGCACCCTCACCCACTTTGGCAGTACACGCCATCATGTAGTGATTAGTCGGCAAGTCTTGTGGTACTTCTAGGAACAACTGAGTCCACGCTCGTTGCGTTGGATTGACTGAGCGATTAGCGTCAAAGTCGTTGAGCAGTTGAGGTCGTAAGCGTAAGAACGCGATACCTCGAGAGTCAACACCATTATCCATTGCCCACTCGCACCAGTCGTCGAGTGATGTTTCCATCTCGAACTCATACATTCTATTGGATAAGTGGGTAAGCAGTTGTTTCGCACCTGCCCTATCCTCTACCCTGTTACCTGTAACAAGGAAGCGAACATCTTTGTCCAGTTTGAATGTTGGTGTCGTACGCTCTAGCAGAAAGCCTGCCGCCCATGTTTGATGGTGTGTCGACGATTGCGGTAACTCCTCTAACACTATCAGACCTGCACCAGTTCCCTCGCGAAACTTGTAAAACATCTCGGTGGGATTGAATCGTGTCTGCCCGTCAGTTACAGATGGAACACCTGTAAAGTCTACGACATCATGGTTGTTAACATGAACGATAAGTATCCTATCCTCGGGTATGTCAAGGTTGCGACCTATCTGCACACAAGCATCTGATTTACCCATGCCTGGCTTACCCTTGAAGAATGGAACTGCCGTTGGTGATTTGCGTAAGATTTGAGTCGCTACGCTGACGACTTCGTTGATTGATGGCATAATGCCCTCCTTTAGTTATAGTAATCGCTTGGCGATTTCAGTTAAAATGAATGCAGACTGAACGCTACACCCTGTGATAATGGCAATCATTGTATATTTCAGTATCTTTGCCATGAGTTGCAAGTTATCCAAGTGGACTCTAACAACTCGTAAGTTATATCTACTTCTCATAATCTACTCCTATGTGATTAACCGCTTTTGTTGTTGATGCGTACAAGGTCGTCGCGGTCAGTAACGACAATGTAATTTGATTTGTGCATTGGCACGATACAATGTGTGCGTTGTTTGGCTAGTTTGTCGCCACAATGTATGCAGGTATTGATACCTGCTTTAATTCTTAGAGGGTGGACGATTGCGTCGCATAAAATACATTTGTTTGTCATAGTATTAATCCTGTTTAGTTGTGAGGCACTCATATACTTATGAGTCGAGCCGTTGTAATAAGTCGCTTGAATAAGACAATTTGATTTTGGCTTATTAAATAAATAACAACGACTTATGTCCGAATAAGACAAAAAGACAATTGCGTGGAGAGATGAGGAGTTGACACTTTTGGATAGTGCTTTTTCGTCATAACTACTACTAAATGTATTACTTTTACTATTCATTATTTATAATTGTCTTATTGTCTTATTGTCTTAATAGGTACTTGCAACCCTATCTGCATAAGCATTTGTGTAATAAGACAAAGTTTGGATATTGTCTTATTCGTTGTCTTATTGCGTACATATTGCCTATGAGTCGAGACTTGTGCAGTTGGTCTGTATGGTCGTGGGATAAAAGTACAGTCTGTACTATTCCTTAACCATTTATTTACGACCAGACGCACGAAAACCCCGACCGAAGTCGGGGTATAAATCGAGTGCGATTTAGTCAAGTGTGTTAGCAATTGCTGACAACTCTTTATTGGTTGCACCGTATTTCTTTTTAAGTTTAGCCATGTCAGTTTTGAGCGTTGACTGTTCCTTTTCGATAGGAGTAGTCCAAGCAAAGTACTTCTTGCTATCGACTTGCTCTTGCGTGGCTAACTTCTTATCCACCATTGGTTGCTGAGCCTTTTTAACTCGTAGTTGCTCAGTTAATGGATTGCCTTGCTTGATGCCGAAGTACATACGCTGGAAAGGTGTTGCATTAACAACATTCTGAAAGTTCTTGACACTTTGCCCTCTCGCTTTCTTTTCCAGTTGGGTTTCGTCATCAACTACTTTTGATTTAGCAGTTAACCAGTTAAGGAATACCTGACTAGCTGACTCATCTTTAAGCCATGATAGTACTAGCTTGGAAGTTTCAGTAGTAGTTTCGTTTGAGTTATTAACGGCTTTGTCTAGCTTTTGGCTTGTGCTAGTAACAAGTTGATTAGATAGTTTCATAATCTCTCCATAAGAGTTGAGTAAAAGTACAGACCATACTTTTCTGTATGTTAGGTTAAACTGTACACCTTTTAGTGATTAACCAGTTAATCAGTTAATCTCTATACTATAGGTATATCGTCGCCTGTCTAGGGGTAGATGGAGGTAGGGGTAGGGAACGACGAAGATGGTCATGCCCACCCATGCTTAGGTACTCCGTACATCACAACCCCTATTTTTTAGGTATTGTTCAAAATGAACTAGATTAAATTATTGACATCCATTAGGTAAACCGTGTAAACTTCGCAGTATGAGTAACCCTATAGATAAAGTAACCGGCCCAGATTTCGCCCACAAATCCATTCTATCTAGGGGGCAACTCCAGATGATTGAGGATGACCCGGCAAAGATGGAAACCCTCGCAAGGCTTATGGGAGCAGTGAATCTGGACAATTTGTTCCGTCACATGCAGAATCCCACTATAAATCCTGCCACACGATTAGAATTTCAAAAAATGCTCAATAAAATGGGTAAATTAGAACCAGATGGAAAAGCAGTCGTAGGTGCGGATACCGGCCCGCAAGTAGTTATTAACATAACACGGGCTAAAGATAACACTGACGAAGTTGTTATTGAGGGTACTCCTGCACTCGAAGCATGACGATAGCAGCTCCAGAACACGAAATTAATTTTGAGGTAATCGCGTCTTTAGACGATTTCTTCTATTCCACTAAGTTTATCTCCCTAGCGGTTGGTCCAGTAGGGTCAACGAAGACGACCGCGGGCATCATGAAAATTTTGCATCATGCAGCCGTTATGGCGCCGTGTAAAGACGGTGTTCGCCGGTCTCGCGCTATCTGGGTACGTAACACGCGTGAGCAGTTACGTGATACATCTATACCAGACTTTATGAAGTGGATACCAGAAGGGATAATGGGTTCGTTCCTTAAGACAGAGTATAAGTTTGTGATAAAGGTCGGAGACATCGAATGCGAAGTTCTCTTCAGGGGCCTTGATGACGCGAACGACGTACGTCGACTACTCTCACTTCAGGCTAGCTTCTTCATCTTCGACGAGTTTAGAGAGATACACCCAGACATATTCAACGCAGCTCAGGGTCGTCTTGGTCGTTATCCTGACAAAATGATGAACGGCGTAGGCTGTAAAACGCACGATGGTGATTCAAATGCCCATCTGTGGGGGATGACTAACCCGCCAGACCAGGATACGTTCTGGGAAGATATACTGAATAAACCGCCTGAGAACTGTCATGTGACGATACAACCGTCAGGGCTAGCTCCGGAAGCGGACTGGACACAATTTTTGCCTGATGACTACTACGATAACTTAGCTCACGGTAAGACAGAAGATTGGGTAGATGTATATATCCACGCTAAATTTGGTAAGTCCTTGTCAGGGCAGCCAGTGTTTCGCTCGTTTGACCGTCCCAACCACGTAGCAGAGGAAGAGATAAAGCCTATGTTTAGTGATGCACCGTTGTTAATCGGTATTGATGCTGGGCTTACGCCCGCTGCAGTAATAGCTGAGACTATATACGACGGTCGACTAGTAGTATATGACGCGATAACGTCCGACGGCATGGGCGCGCTACGGTTCGTTAGAGAAAGGTTAAAGCCATTATTGACAAATAAGTTCCCTGGGCGCAGAGCTCTTGTTATAATTGACCCAGCTGCGTTCCAGCGTGTACAGACAGATGAGCGTACCGTCGCAGACATATACAAGAACGAAGGTTTTGTATTAAAACCTGCTCGAACAAACTCGATTGCTGCTAGAATAGCGGCTGTAGAGAAATTTTTGACTAGAGTAGTTGATGGTAAATTTGGTCTAATAGTAGACCCTAACTCTGGAGGCCAGTTGGTAAAAGCTCTTGCCGGCAAGTACAGGTACAAGATAAATACCAAAGGCGTTAAAGATGAGAAACCAGAGAAGTCGCACCCATGGTCTGATATTGCAGATGCGTTTCAGTACATATGCTTACACGCTGATGGGGGAGAAGTATTCGGTAGCATGACAGTTGCCAACGAACGCAGAGAAGTGGTATCTGTATCTGCAGGCGGTTGGACATAGGAGATTAAAGTATGGCTGTAAATATTATTCCAGTAGCAAGTGCATCAAAGCTAGAGAAAGAAGCGCTCAAGAAAAACGAAAAGAAACAATTAAGACCCCTTATCCAAGGTCTCGCATCCCACGTACACAAGCGCTGGGTTGTTATGAGAGACCACAAACAAGAAGAAATTGAAGACAGGTTAACTGAAACCGCACGTGCTAGAAACATGGAGTACCCACCTGCTAAGATGGCAGAGATACAAGCGCAAGGTGGTTCAGAGATATTTATGGGTATTGTTAGTACTAAATGTCGTACAGCCACTGCGTGGTTAAGAGATACTCTGCTTGGTACAGGTACAGATAAGCCGTGGTCTATCTCAGCAACTCCTATTCCAGATGTGCCGCCAGACATAGTCGATAGATTAGAAGGGATAATGCAGCAAAACCTTATGCAGTTCTACGACCAAGGTGGAGAACAAATCCCGCCAGAGGAGCTACAAAACTTAGCAGCAGGAATGAAAGATACTGCTATGCGTGAGATGAAACATGAAGCGGAAAAGCGTGTTGACCGCATGGAAAAGAAGATGGAAGACCAACTTATAGAAGGTGGTTATGTTAAGTCTTTGTTTGAGTTTACTAACGATATTGCAACATACCCGTATGCGGTACTAAAAGGCCCAGTTCCTAGAAAACGCAAAATAATGAAATACAGCGATAATGGTGGTTTAGAACCTTCAGAAGTTGTACGTGATGAGTGGGAAAGAGTAGACCCGTATAAGTTCTATTGGTCTCCTTGGGGTGACGATATACAAAATATGCCTGTAATAGAGATTCACCACTTAACTAGAGAAGACGTCGAAGCTATGATAGGCGTCGAAGGCTACGACGAAGACGCAGTGCGAGCGTTGTTGTCGGATTTTGGAGCAGGTGGTATTGACTGGTTAGACCATGAAGATTCTGAAATGGAAGACCTTGAAGGTAAAGATTTTGATGATATTGACAATGATTTAGTTGGAGCTATCCAGTTATGGGACTCTATCCCTGGAACCTTGTTGTTAGAGTGGGGTATGAAAGAAAAAGAAATTGATGACCCCCAAAGGTCTTACCCATGTGAAGTATGGATGGTTAACGATACAGTAATTAAAGCTGTGTTAAATTATGACCCATTAGGTCGTAAACCATATTACGTCACGTCGTTTGAAAAGGTCCCAGGACGTGTCGACGGTAACGGTGTAGCAGATTTATGTATGGACGCGCAGAGCATGTGTAACGCTGCAGCTCGTTCGTTATCAAATAATATGG